TTATGGTTACAATCGACCACGATGCCAAAGAGTTAAAACTAAGTAAATCAAAGAATGTCGAAGATGAGAAGATGGACAGAATACATAAGGGTGTTAAAAACCTTGCCCATGATCACGCATTTGATTTTGATTACAAAATTTATGGAAAAACGATCCAGCCTAAGCACTCTGAATACAAATCAAAGATAAACAAAATGAAAGAACTAGAATCAAAATTAGCAGAAGCGAGTTTAGGTAAAATGTACGGTAGCATGAAAACAAGTTATCAGCCTTTAGACTCAGTAAAAATTATTGTTAGACACGGTGCGGCAGTAAACGAAGAAGTAAGAGGCTCAAGAAGTAGACAAATATCCAAATTGTTTATTCAAAGAGCAGACGAAAGATTCGCATTACCGCATAAGAGTTTAGCAGGTGCGAGAGCAATGGCACGCCACGTATATAACGGTGGCGAAATACATGACTCAGTTGGAGCGGCTATTAACGAAATGGTTAGCAACATCGATCACCTAGCAAAGTTTTCAAGATACGTTGAAAACAAAGGACTAGTAAACGAAGAAAATAATACACTTGTTGTACTAGCAAAAGAATCAGTACAAAACTTGAGATCATCACTTAAAAAACTAAGTGGTGCCAAGTCATACGCAAAAGCAGTTGAAACAATTGACTTTGCAAACTCATTAGAAATTACTAATGAAGAATCAGATCTATCAGATTTATTTGTAGAAACGCATATAGACGCAAACGTAATGAACGCATTTCCTACAATTAATAAACTGTTATCCGTACAGCACAAAATGGATGAACACATTTCAACTACAATTAGTAAGTTGGACATCCAAGTTCCTCTTTCAGAAGAAGGAATTGACTACCCTAGTAAGCACTCCGAAATAGCACACAAATTATCAGTAATTGCTGAATTTGTTGAAGACAGAGTGTTAAAGAATTTTATTGAAAATTGTAGTACAAAAATTCTTAAAGGTACTAAACTAGATGAGAACTCATTGACTAACATTAAAAACTTAATATCCAGAACTAATATGGAAAGTAGTAGTGAAACAATATCTCAAGATATGCTTGAATTTATTGATTTTACCAGAAAGTTAGACAATATAGTAGAAAGATAATAAATATTATCTGTAAAGTTAATTTAAGAACTATTTTAAATTAAATTACATAACATGGCAAAAAGAGGTTGACTTTAACCTTAAAAGGCATTATAATAGGCACATGAGTAGAAATAAATTTTACTCAGAACATGGCAAACATAGGAGCAATAACATGGCAAATTTGGCTGAAATACGAGCAAAACTAGCCGCAATGGACACCAAGTCCGGCGGTTCAAGAACAGGTGGCGACAACGCTATCTATCCATTTTGGAACATATCAGAAGGAACAAGTGCAACGATGCGTTTTCTACCTGACGGTGATTCCAGCAACACCTTCTTTTGGACAGAAAGACAAATGATACGTTTGGCTTTTCCTGGAATCAAAGGAGGAGATATGAAACCTACAACTGTACAAGTACCTTGTATGGAAATGTGGGGAGAGCAATGTCCGGTACATAACGAGATCAGACCTTGGTTCAAAGATCCTTCATTAGAAGATATGGGCAGAAAATACTGGAAGAAGAGAAGTTATATCTTCCAAGGGTATGTATGCGACAGTCCTCTACAAGAAGACACAACCCCAGAAAATCCAGTTAGACGTTTTATTATTGGACCTCAGATATTTAATATTATCAAAGGTGCGTTAATGGACCCTGATATGGAAAACATTCCAACAGATTATGTAAATGGCACAGACTTTAGATTAAGTAAAACTATGAAAGGTCAATACGCTGATTACAGTACAAGTAAATGGGCAAGAAAAGAGCGTTCACTAGATGAAACAGAACTTGCCGCAGTTGATAGTAACGGACTATACAACCTAAAAGATTACTTACCTAAGAAACCAACTGAAGCGGAAGTTGATATAATTTATCAAATGTTCCAAGATTCAGTTAACGGTGAGTTGTATGATAACGAAAAATACGGAGACTTCTTTAGACCGAATGGTCAAGCCGCCCCTGTAAAGTTACAAGCAACAACTCCACCGGCACAGAGTATTACTCCAGTCGCAGAGACAACAGCACCAGTAGTGGCACCAGCCGCTCCGGTAGTTGAAACACCTGCTCCTGTAGTAGCACCAGTAGTACAAACTGCTTCTGCCAATGAGGCTCCAGCAACTACTGATTCCAAAGCATCCGCTGAAGACATTTTAGCGATGATTAGGAACCGTCAACAATAATTGACGAACTGTAGCCTTACTTAGGAATTTGAATACTTGGTCCTGTTTATTTCAGACTACTAGTAAGGCTACCTTTTTTTAAGGGTAATTATGAGTACATTATTAGCACTAGGCGATAGCCACACATTCGGCGCAGAGATATTGGGTGAAGACAACCACTATGATCCTGCTAACTCCGAACTGGCCTATCCCCAAAAGTTAGGTGACAAACTTGGTTTCGACAAAGTTATAAACTTAGCAGTATCCGGTGGTAGTAACATGCGAATAGAAAGATCATTAATAGAATACTTTGCAACTAATGAGAAACCAGATTTAGTTGTAATAGGTTGGACAGTTATTGGTAGGTTTGAATATTGTAGTGGATTAGATGACAATGGCGATTACGAATACGCAAACGTTAATTCATGGCTTAATCCTGTTTGGAAAGATATTCCAGCGGCATACAATCAATGGAAGAACTTTTTACCAATTACTACAGCAGACGATTTACTAGCACAGAAATATCGTTCAGTACTATACGCAATGAATCTTTTAGAAAATAAAAACATTCCATACATAATGTTTGATGTAATGAATAACCACATTAACCAGGCTGAAACAGAGTCAGGTGATGTCCTAGAATGGAACGGTGATCATAAAACAGATAAAGCATTATATACAGCAACAGAATGTACGAATTACTTAAGAGGAGAAAACATGGACTATTGGTCTTATGTTTTTAACACAGGATTTGATGATGTTCAAATAAATGGAGGCCATGCCAATGAAGCAGGTCACCGACATTGGGCAGAAAAAATAAAGCAGGAATTAACAGAAAGAAATATATACGGAGAAAAAAATGCAAAAACCATATGATTTAAGCAAATTTAGAACTGGCATCACTAAGAGTATTAGTGGTATAAGTGCCGGTTTTCACGATCCAGTCGATTGGATCAGCACAGGCAACCACACACTCAATTATTTGATCAGTGGTGATTTTAACAAAGGCATACCACTTGGTAAGGTGAGTGTGTTCGCAGGAGAGTCAGGTTCAGGTAAAAGTTTTATCTGTTCTGGAAACTTAGTAAGAAGTGCACAAGAGAAAGGATGTCAAGTAGTATTATTTGACTCTGAAAACGCACTAGACGAAGATTGGCTAAAAGCACTAAACGTTGATACAGATCCATCTAAACTATTAAAAATTAGTGTATCGATGATTGACGATGTAGCAAAGTCTATTTCAGAATTTATGAAAGACTACAAGTCTAACTATGGTGATTTAGAATATGACGAAATGCCTAAGTTACTATTTGTAGTAGATAGTTTAGGAATGTTGTTAACACCAACTGACGTAGCACAATTTGAAAAAGGCGACATGAAAGGTGATATGGGTAGAAAGCCCAAGGCATTAACAGCCTTAGTTAGAAATACTGTAAACCAATTAGCACCATATCCAATTGGACTTGTTTGTACTAACCATACATACGCATCGCAAGATATGTTTGACCCAGATGATAAGATCAGTGGCGGACAAGGCTTTGTGTACGCAAGTAGTATTGTAGTTGCTATCAAGAAACTAAAACTAAAAGAAGATTTAGACGGTAATAAAGTGTCAACTGTACAAGGTATTAGAGCGGCATGTAAAGTAATGAAATCTCGTTACAGCAAACCGTTTGAAGGCGTACAGATTAAGATTCCTTATGAAACAGGTATGGACCCATACAGTGGTATGGTAGAAATGCTTGAACAAAAAGGCATCATTGAAAAGGTAGGCAACAAGTTATTATATGTATCACCTGTAACTGGCGAAGAAATTAAAGAGTTCAGAAAAGGTTGGTCATCTGAGAAACTTCAGGTAATTATAGACGAATGGGATCAGAATCCTAAAATTGTGCCTGTAGATATTGAAGACGATATTGACGAAACAGAATTAGATGACCCATCAGTATACGAGGAGAACGTAGAATGATAGATATGAGTCTTATAATTGAAACATGGGAAGCAGTAAAACCCTGTGTAAATCCTAAAGATAAATCAGACGCCTGTGCCTCTTTGGTCAGAGTGTTTGACGAAAACGGTTTACTGGATTACGATAAAGTTGGTATTAATGATTGCGACGGTGCGTTAAAGCAGGCAATCGAAGAGTACTACGAAATTGAAGAAAGTGACGACGAAGACGACGACGAGGGCTGGGATTAGTCATGGCCGGATGGTATAATAAAGTTTCAGATAATTTAAGCAATATAATTGATTGTATAGATTTTTATGAAGGTGAATTACTAGACGCCAAAAAAGAATGTTTCATTAAGGGTAACGTCGAACGTAATAGTGCGATGTTGCCCGGTGTAACAGAACATCGTTTTAACCAATTACAAGAAATAGAAGCAATACTAGAGCATATTCATATTCAATTAAGACAAACTCGCAGTAAAGTTTTTAGAAACTTCTTAGAAAGTTATAACAGAACATTAACTAGCAGAGATGCTGACAAATATGTCGATGGTGACGATGGTGTAGTAAATCTTACATCACTTGCTAATCAATTTAGTTTGTTAAGAAATCAGTATCTAGGCATAATGAAAGGATTGGACACTAAACAATGGCAAATAGGGCACATAGTGAAATTGAGAACAGCAGGAATGGAAGACATCTCTCTGTAGACTCAATTCAAGAGTTAATAAAAGCATTTAAACCATTTTCGGATAACCTCAATGATGATGATATTGTAAAAGTCAGTTTAGACACTACAGCATACAAAATCTTTAATACATTTTTTAAATGGTTTCCGTATATTATTACAGATGATCAAAGTGTTAAAAATCCTACAATCACAATAACCGTTACAGAGAAATGGATTATTATTGACAAGCTCAAAACCTATTCCGAGACAATACCATGTACATTCGATACCTTTGTTAACCAAACAGAATACAAACCTTTACTACAAGATTACTTAACTAAGTCAAACTATGCTAATGTAGATTGCCAATCATACGATTCGTATACAGATAAATTAAGCGGCATATTAGTAATGAGAGAGTCGCATTTACATCAAATGCAATACTTTAAAGATTGTTTAATAACTGCTAATAACTGCGACATAGATACAATTAGAGCATTAGAGCAAACTAATACAGTCTCGTTGCCAGTTGATTGTAAGAACAATATCCTTAATTTAAGCAGTATAAAAGATCATTGCGAACAGTCCAGTGAGTTTATTGCCGGTATAATTATTCCAGAAGGCGTAACTGTTACACAAGAGATAGTTGACACACTTCACAATATTAATGCGTATGTATATAAGCAATGTACTTACAACGAAGTAATTGACAGTAATAAATTAAACAATATAGGTGTAGATATAATTGGATTTGGTCCTATAGCAGTATCAGATGAACTATCACCATTCTTGCCAGCATCAAGCGAAACAGGTACAAGTATTTCGTACGGTAGCATATATAATAAACCCGCACACGAAAGAAGTGTTGCGATACTAAAAACCATTACAACAAGTGAATAAAAATATATGTTAAAATTCATTGACAAAATGTATTTTTAATGTATAATAAATAATATGACAAGAACTACACGCCTAGAAATACGAGATGAAGTAAACATCAAGTTTCATGACTTAGATGTAGCCACCAGACGTAAATTGTCAGATACATGTAAATATTTTCTTCCATACGCATATCACATGCCAGCATACAAGTTAGGCAGATGGGACGGCATGGTGAGGTATTGCGACATTGGTGGAAGAAGTTATCTAAACTTATTAGATCAGTTATTGCCTGTTGTAGCAAACTTAGGGTATGATGTAGTAGTTGATGACAAGAGACAGCATTGGGATTTAACGTTTGATAAGATAGAGCAAGATGCTTACGAAGATCACAGTTGGCCTAAAGGGCATCCGGCAGAAGGGTTACCAATTATACTCCGTGATTATCAAGTAGAGATAATTAACAAGTTTTTAGAAACACCGCAATGCTTACAAGAAATTGCCACAGGTGCTGGTAAAACATTAGTAACTGCCGCACTAAGTCACCAGTGTGAAAAGTATGGTAGAACAATAGTGATAGTGCCTAATAAGGACCTTGTAACGCAAACAGAAGCGGACTACAAGCATTTAGGACTAGACGTTGGTGTTTTCTACGGTGACAGAAAAGATTACAGTAAAACACACACAATTTGTACTTGGCAAAGTTTAGAAATACTACACAAAAAGTCTAAAGCCAAAGAAGCAGTAAACTTTGATATTGATCAGTTTATTGAAGGTGTTGTATGTATTATGGTAGACGAAGTACACAAAGCAAAAGCAGATGTACTTAAACAATTATTAAGTAGTGTATTTTCTAATGTGCCTGTACGTTGGGGACTAACAGGAACTATACCCAAAGACGAGCATGAGAAAGTAGCATGTACAAGTACAATTGGTCCTATAGTAGGACAATTAAGTGCTAAAGAATTACAAGAAAGAGGCGTACTTGCTAACCTTGAGGTAAACGTTTTACAACTAGTCGACACGCATGTAGGCTTTAGTAATTATGCCCAAGAGTTAAAATGGATTACAACTAATCCAGAAAGAATACAATTTATGAGCGATATGGTCAACGGTGTAAAAGAATCAGGTAACACATTGATACTCGTTGATAGGATTGCTACAGGAAAACTGTTAGTTGAACAAAACCCAGACTGGGTGTTTATATCAGGACAAATGAAAGCATCAGAAAGAAAAGAAAATTATGACGAAATTAGTAGTGCTGAAGGTAAAGTTATTGTCGCAACATACGGTGTAGCGTCAGTTGGTATTAATATACCAAGAATATTTAACTTAGTTTTAGTAGAACCAGGAAAAAGTTTTGTTAGAGTAATACAAAGTATTGGTAGAGGTATTCGTAAAGCCAAAGACAAGGATTTTGTAAATGTGTATGACATTACTAGCACATTAAAATATAGTAAAAAACATTTAACGGAAAGAAAAAAGTTTTATAAGGACGCTCAATACCCTTATAAAATCACAAAAGTGGAGTACTTATGAATATATTGACGGTAGAAAATAGTGTATACAATTTGGATAGTGTACCAGATGAAATTGATGATTTAAGATATTGCGTACTGGATGTAAATGATCCAGAATGGATGGATTACTATTGGCACCCCTTGGTGTTCTTAGAAAGTTTTTATTCGCCAGCAATGGTTCTGAATATAGGTGGCAATGAAATTCAAATGCCCATGGACTGGAGCATAGCAATATGCGATGACGACTGCCACTCAGATGTTGAAATAGTTCCGCTTACAAGTCTTAACAACAGAGGATTTAAAACTCCTGTGTTTAACCCAATGGACAATAAGATACCAAAAATTGAAGAAGTATTTATTACAAACATTTATCAAGAAGTTAAATGGTTCTTTCCAAAACTAAAGCATGGGCATTTATTAGTTACACCTATTGAGAATAGAAGAGTGCCTAAGAGCGTACTGTTTGTAAAAGAAGCAAACAAGATACCAGACCCGCTTCATCTAGGCGATGTGTTTTAAGGAGATAATATGGCAAAGTATAGATATAGAATAGAAGGCGGCAGATATGGTGGCGAAGTAGTCGTCGGGGAAGTAACTAATGATTTTGCTGTAAAGGCACAGACATTTGACGAGGACGAACTTGTTGAGTTCTTAACTTCTATAGATGACGAGGATTATGAAGAAGTAGACGAATCAGAAGAACACCCAGATCCAGAACAAGTTCCTTTACCAAAAGAAGATTACTACATGTGGGAATGTGACGACGTCGAACATTTAAACGGTCCTTACTCCGATGGGGGATTTTTTGTTTATGAAGTACCAGTAGATAAATCAGATGATATGGATTACGAAAAGGAAGTATTCAATGGCGAAGGCGGCATTGTATATGGTAGAGAAGGCGGCATCTTTGGTAAAGAAGAAATGTCAAGAGAACCAGACGAAAACGGTAATCGTTATATTCCAGTATTAGCATTCCATAGTTCAGAGAAAGGCACATTTGGTTGTTGGTATCTAGATACTGACGAACCATTTGATATACAGAGATTAGCATACGGTGTTGTTGAAACAAACGTAGCAGAACTAGTTGATAGAGTATACTACGACAAGGAAGAACTTGATACAGATTATGATTATAACGACACCTCCGGGAAAGGCTATTACGCCGACGTTGGTTGGTTAAATACAAAGTGGCATGATGCACATCATGACTACAACACACTTGACAAGGAGACTTGGGACGAGTTTGATGAGAATGTTGAATATACTAAGGAAATGGAGAATAAATGAGAGTATTAATATTTGGATTACCAGGGAGTGGTAAAACATATTTAGCAGAACTATTAGTTGAATGCTTTGGCGATAAAGTAGCCTGGTTCAACGCAGATAAAGTAAGAGAAGAAGCAGACGATTGGGACTTTTCAGACGAAGGCAGACTTAGACAAAATCAACGAATGATTGATTTATGTATCAATGCCGAACTAGAAGGTAAAGTTGCTATAGCAGACTTTGTAGCACCATTTGAAAGTGCTAGAAACAAATTCTTTGCTGACTATGAAATATTTGTAGACACTATAAAAGAAGGCAGATTTGAGGACACAAACAAAGTGTTCGAAAGACCACCAGTAGCAGATTATTTTGTTCATGAACAACGTGGTGATATAGATGCTAAAATTATTGCTTATGAAATTGGGCAAAGATTTATTTGGGATAACCAAGCACCTACAACACAGATGCTAGGCAGATTTCAACCATGGCATCCAGGACACCAAGCACTATTTGATAGAGCAATGGCAAAACATGAACAAGTAGTATTAATGGTTAGAGATATGCCAACAGACGACTCTAAT